GACACATGGGGTGAGTATTTGGTTGGTTGCTCATCTAAAGATGGAAAGCTTGTTGAGTGGCAATTAAATACTGCCAATGATGCTGTTGCTATTACCAATGCTCCTACTGGAAATATTGGTCTTATAACTACTCAAGAACGATTCTTGTTTGCTCTTGGTGCAGGTGGTAATCCTCGTAAAGTTCAATGGTGTGACCAAGAAAACAATACTGTTTGGACTGCTGCTGCTACAAACCAAGCGGGTGACTTTGAGTTAACCACAATTGGTTCATTGATGTGTGCCAAGCGTACCCGTGGTGCAACCATTCTGTTTACTGATGTAGATGTTCATGTGGCTACTTATATTGGCCCACCATATGTCTACAGTTTTGAGCGTATTGGCTCATCTTGTGGAGTGATTTCCAAGCAAGCAGTAGCCGCTACCGATAATTCATGTATTTGGATGTCAAACTCTGGTTTCTGGATATACGATGGTTTTGTAAAGCCATTGGCCTCTGATGTTGGTGATTATGTGTTTACTAATCTAAACACTCAGCAAGCCTCTAAAGTTTATTCAGTTCATTTGTCTACATATGGTGAGATTTGGTGGTTTTACCCAAGTTCAGCCAGTAATGAGAATGATTCTTATGTGACTTATAACTACAGAGAAGGCCATTGGGCTATTGGCACTTTGGATCGTACCTGTGGAACAGACAGAGGGATATTCTCTAATCCCTTACTGGTTTCATCTGATGGCTATATCTATGAGCATGAAGTTGGTTATGCCTACGATTCACAGACCTTGTTTGCCGAGTCTGGACCTATTGAATTAGGTGCTGGCGACAGAGTTTTGAGCCTTAATGGTTTAGTCCCTGATGAGAAGACTTTGGGTGATGTAAAGGCTCGATTTGCCACCAAGTTTTACCCTACTGGCACTAAATATAACTATGGCCCATACACAATGGCTAATCCTACTTCTTTCAGAATTACTGGCAGACAAATAGCAGTAAAGCTTGAAGGAAACACATTATCTGATTGGCGAGTTGGCACTATCAGATTTGATGGAAAACTAGGCAGTTTGCGTTAAATATATTATGATTGACCATGATTCTCAAGATTGGCGTGAATTAAGAAATGCTAAACTGTTAGAATGGTTTGGTGGCAACCAGAGTGCTGTAGACTTTTTAGTTGCTTTATCGGGTATAGCTGAGTTATGGGATGACTTAGTAGATAAAGATAAAGAGCCTAGCAGAAAAGACATAGATATTGTCTTTTGGAATGCTCTGGTGACGCTACCTACAAATGAGTTCTTTAATACTAATAAGGCGTTTTTAATGCCATTAGTTATTCAGAGTATAAATGCTTGGCAAGACTCTGTAGAACTTGAACGTGGTAATACCAACGACAGAGCCTATGCGCTCACATTGCGTATTATTTCACTACAAATAGCACCAATGATAGTCTTATTGCTTAGAGGACAAGAAGCAATGAGAGATGTTAGTACAGAAATGTGGCGGTATTTCACCTCACATGATGATGCAATTAAATGGATACAAGGGGAATAATATGTCTCTAGGCGGTGGAAGCTCAAGTTCTCAGCAGTTAGATCCTGCTCTGCGTGATCTATTCTTAAAAAATTATACAAGCGCAGAAGGTGTTGCAAGTGGCTTAAAAGCCCGTGAATTTGCAGGTTTCAATGCAGATCAGCAAACAGGTTTTGAGCGTACTAGACAATTTGCAGACCCAAATAGTGAAGCATTTGTTGGGATGCGTAACGCCTATGCTATGGCAAATGAGGCCGCCAATTATGGTCCTCAACAAGTAGCCGCAGGTACATATGGCGGTGCTGTTGTTGATCCTGCCTCGCTTGCTAGGGCAGCACAACTAAGCAGAACATCTATTCGTGATGTTGGCGCACAAGGTGTAACTGGACAACAAGTTGCTCAAGAGGCTTTAAGTGCTATTGCTCCACAAGCTAGAGCGAATATTCGTGATGTTACTGCTGGTTCATTCTTAAATCAGAATTTGCAAGCATACATGAATCCTTATACACAAGCAGTTACTGAGCAAAGCTTGAGTGATTTAGAGCGTTCACGACAACTTGAGCAACAAAGAACTGCGGCTCAAGCTACTGCGGCTAGAGCCTTTGGTGGATCTCGCCAAGGTGTTGCAGAAGCAGAAACCAATCGTGCTTATGGCGAGAATGCAGCTCGTTTGCTTGCTCAACAGAATGCTCAAGCTTATCAGGCGGCACAACAAGCTTCTGAGGCTGATTTGGCTCGTGCTATGCAAGCACAACAGTTGAATCAAGCTCAAGACTTAGCGACTACTCAGCAATCTTTACAGTTGGCTGGTCAGTTTGGTTTGGCTAATCAAGATGCGGCTCTACGGGCTGCTTTGGCTAATCAAGGTGTTGACTTGTCTACTGGTCAACTTAACACTCAGAATGCTCAACAAGTGGCTTTGGCTAATGCTCAAGCTCAAAATGCTCGTGCTGCCCAACAAGCTAGTTTGTATCAACAAGCAGGTTTGTCTAATGTAGACAATGCTTTAAGAGCAAGTTTGGCTAATCAGCAAGCAGGTTTGACACAAAATCAGTTACGTTTGGGTGCTTCTAGACAAATGGCAGATATTTCACAAGGTGGTCAACAGATGGGTTTTGCTGGTGCAAAAGCTCTTCAAGACCAAGGTCTGTTGCAACAAGGCTTCTCACAACAACAGTTGGATGCCATCCGCAATCTTCCATTGGAACAACAACAGATTCTCAATCAAGCATTGGGTATCAATGTTGGTGGAGGTTCTGGTCAAACATCTACAACTTCTTCACGCCAAGGTTTACTTGGATTGTTTGGCATTGGAAGTTAAGGAGTAAATTATGCCTTTTAATATTGGGTTGTTATCTGATGCCGCATTGACGGGCTTGTCTGATACTGAAAAACAAGCAATGCAAAAACAAGCTACTCAGCAATTTCTGATTGGAAGTTTGTTAAGTGGTGATCCTGGTATTGGTTTTAAGTCTGCAATGGATATTCCATCTACTTCTTTAAATATGCAGAAGATGATGCGTGATGCAGAAATTGCTAAACGTCAGCAAGAAGAGCTTGCGGCATTTACAAGTAGATTTGCTCCTACACCATTCCAAGCAGGTCAACAATCGTTTGTAAACGCACCTACTAGAACTTCAACAGACTATGGTCCATCTCCACAAGCTGCTCAAAGACAAGTTGATAGATTAAACGCCCCAATTGATTACAACCAAGCATTATTGGATTCTTTGCGCCTAACAGGAAACCCTGCTCAACCTCAGATTCGTGAAACCTTGAAATCAATGATGCCTGAATTAAAAGATGGTTATCTTGTACAAGGTGGAAAAATTACTGGTTTTGCTCCCAAAGTTGATACAAAAGCTGGCACAGTTACAACTGGAACTATGGTTGATGGGCAGCCATTATTTGAAACAAATGTATTAAAGGGTGCGGCTAAAGCTGCTGCCCTTAATACAATCCCCACCTTAGAAAAAGGCCAAGAATTTGTTTTTGATAGCAATCAAAACAGAATTGGAATTATGGATGTAAATGGGTTTATTCAATCTTTAAGAGATAGAACTGCGGCAGAGACTGCGTCTCGTGAAGCTAATATTCCTCGCCCAAGCTTTACAGAGTCTGGTGCGCCAACATTTACTTATGCCACTCCTCCAGCCCTTGCAGGTGGCGTTGGACAACCAACAGGAACTGCTAAACCTACTACTGCACAACCAATAACTGGTCCTAGTACAGCACAAACTGCATTGAATGAAGCGTTTAGGCCAATTCTTGCTGATGCCTACAAAGGCTATCAAACTGCTAAAAAGACAACTCCAGTTATTGACCAACTACAAAATGCTTTTAATGATCCAAATTTTGATACAGGATCATTTACAGACATCAGGTTGAAACTTGGAAATATTTTTAATAGTTTGGGTGTATCTGGAGACAGGACTAGACAATTCTTAACTAGTGGTATTTCTGCTCGTCAAGGTGTCAATGCTTTAACTGGCGAAAGCTTAACTGAAGCAGTTGGAGCTATTTCTAACTTTGAAATTGGTTATTATGGTCAGCGTAACGCTCAAATTACAGACCCTAAAGAATCAACAAACTTTAACTTAGCAGTTTTGCGTGAAGCAAATAAACGTAAGCAGGAGTATTACAAGTTTGTTTCTGACCCTAAGAATGCTGGTCCTGATGTTATTGCTAAATGGGAAGCATCTCCACAAGGTCAAAAGCAAATGTTTGAAGCACCAGGTTTGCGAAAATATCTTCCATCTAAGAAGATTGTTGATGGGCCTGATAAGGGTAAAACAGCATATATTTTGCCAAATGGCGATGCAGCGGTATTTGACTAATGGCTACCAGAGAACAAGTATACGAATTTGCTAGGCAAGAAGCCCAAAAGCAAGGCGTTCCTTATTCTTTGGTGCAAAAGATTGTTGAAACAGAATCTGGCGGTGCATTTAATGCTATAGGTCCTAAAACACGAACTGGTGATCGTGCCTATGGGCCTATGCAATTGATGGCGGCTACTGCCAAAGATCTTGGTGTTAATAGAATGGAATGGAAAGATAACATCCGTGGTGGTGTTAAGTATCTAAGCCAGTTAACACAACAATTTCAAGATCCTATTTTGGTAGCTGCGGCATATAACGCAGGACCAGGTAATGTTCAAAAGTATGGTGGAGTCCCTCCATTCAAAGAAACACAAGATTATGTTGAGAAAGTGGTAGGTACAAAAATGGCTACATATCGTAAAGTTGATCCTTCTTTTCTTGAGCAATCAACAGAGCAACAATCTCCAAAGATTGATTTGACAGGTATGGCCACTCCAGATGTACAACAAAACACTAGATATCGTGTTATTGATCCATCAATGCTTGGCGAGTCAGTTGTTCAACAAGCTTCTGTTCAACAGAATGCACCTACTCTTTTTAACCGAATAGGCAATCAAGCGGTTAATGAAGTTGGTCGGACTATTAGGTATGGATTGGAAGGCGCAGGAGGAATTGCTGACATTGTTGGATCACCATTAAATATGTTGATTAACAGGGCTACTGGTAGTCAGCTTCAAAACCCTAGCCAAGCAATGTCAAATTTTGCTAACTTACTTGGTTTACCGCAACCAGAAACTGGTTTTCAAAGAGGCATTGCCAATGTTACTCGTGCAGTAGCAGGTATTCCAGTAATGGGCGGTGTTGGTGGACTACTGCAACAAGCTCCAAACCTAACTACACAAGTTGTTGGGCGTAGTTTAGCGGCTCAACCTATTGCTCAAGCAACGGGTGCAACAGTAGGTACTGGCTCTGCTGAAATAGCTAGAAATGTTTTTGATATTCAAAACCCACTGGCTTTGCTTGGAATTAACTTAGCAACAGGTTTACCTGCTAGTGCTGGTGCGGCTCGTTTGGGTAATACCAATCCATTTAACTTAAATCCAACTGCTGGCACACGTTATCAAGATCCTGTCGCTGGTCAGATTATTGAGTCTGCGGCTAAAAGAGGAGTAAATGTTGATGTTGCTAATGTTGGTGGACCAGGTGCAGGTACACTTACAAAAGCCCGTCAGTTTGGTTTTACAACAGAAACATCAAATCAAGCAAAATCTAATCAAGTTAAGAGTTTGATTGAGAGAACAACTGATAAGTTGCGTC